GTTGGAGCTAGAGTAGTTGTCTCGTTATATTGTATTGGTGGTAAGGTGTAGTTACCATCAACTTGGTCCCAAGTACCGTTGGAAGAATCGAGAAAATGAATAAAGAAGACATAATAGATGAATGGAATAGAACACGCGAGAGCGGCTAAACCTTTGTGTTTCTTACCAGTATGTAAATAGTAAGAAACAGACCACGAGGATATTACGTACGTGATGAAAGGCATGTCTTTAAGTAATATCACAACAGCTGATATTATAGCGGTCCAGAGTAACGAATTACTCTTATTGAGGCTGGAGACCAAGATAAATCCGATGGATAAAATACCAAACAATTTGGTACTATGTAAAGAGAAATAAGATACAAAAGTTCTAAATACTTGGAATTTACCAAGATAAGTCATAATACTACTTATAATAGTGGTGTTAGACGACGGATTAGAAGTAAAATCCAAATACAATAATACAACAATGACTGTGTAAAGGATTGGTGCAAAACTACCAAACATAGCTTTAGTAGTGGTGGTGATGTTACCAACAGCATCGTTAAGATCTATTTCCTTAGCTAACTTGATTTTTGGTTTGGCAGCTGTAAATTGTTGTTTCACAACTTTTTGAATTTTTGCCAATTTCTTGGCAGGTGTAGTTTGTTTCACAGTGGTAGACATTGTTGAACGAGAATATGGAAATGAAAAACAACTAAACTATAAACAACTCAAGGAGAAAAGATAAAAGATTTGAAAATTTATTCTTGATTAAATAAAATAATATTTGTGTGAATATTAGTATTATAAAGGATAAGAGATATTTACGTGTTTTGTAAAAATAATAAGAAAATAAAAACAGTGTTTCAAATATTTGTGTTTTAAAGGCTAAATACTGCAAAGCGGGTATAAAACTGTCATTTATATAAGGTACAAAGACAGATTGGAATTTAGGTATTACGTTCTGGACTAAGTAGGTTCCGTAGGTACGAATAAGTCCGAGTAGAAAATCAATAACAATCGTTAAAAAGTCTGCAAGAAGATTTAGAAGACTATTAAAAATAAAAGTGACAAAACCAGTGGTAGCTGCTGCGGATGGTGCATAATCAACGT